CAATGCAATCTTTTGTTCTGCATCAAGGTTCTCTCCTTCCAACTTATCCCAAGCTGCCTTGGGGTCACCTTGCTCACAGGTAGCAATCAATTCGACTGCCATCTCTTGCAAGTACTGTAATTCCTCTGGAGGAATATTATCTTGTGCGCCCTGAGTCGGGCTAATGATGACCTTATCTTCCTTCAAGGGGGCAGAAGAGTCTAGGGCATCATGCTCAACAATCTCCATAGCTGATACCCATAGGTATCTTCTAGTGTACGTTTCTACAGCCCCTAGGTTTTGAATTGGATGGCAACCTTTGAGGTTTGCTTCTGCCATAGGGCTTGTCAGAACGATCTCTGAGCCGTCTTCTGTGTCTGTGATAGTCAGACTAGCCAACTCTTTGCCAAACGACACCACACCACACAAACCAGTCTTATAGAAGATTGAGTTGATTGTTGGCAGAAAGTCACCTAATTCAAAGTACGAATACCCTGCAAATTTGTTGTGACCCGACTTTTTAAGTGGAGCGTGTTGCAAGAGTAACCTTGCCTCCATCAACTTTTTATGTACCGAACCCATATTAACTCCTTTAAAGATATTTATCTAACTCTTGATTGATGATTTGTTGCTGCTGAGAGACTGTTAAATCTTTGAACTCAACATAGTGACTGTATTCGCAACAGTCTGGTGTTTTTATTGTCAAACAATGTCCACAATATTGAATATCTGAGAAATGTTCAGAATACTGTTCAAATAGTGTTTTCATCAGTGGAAACTCTCGTAAGCCATTGTCCACAGAACATCACCTGCCAGATCGGTAAGTTTGTTCAACTCATCTTCTGTCAATGGTGTTCCATCTTCATAGCATCCACCTGAAAAGTAGGCATCAGAGAAGTCTGGAAAGTCTGTTCTATCTACTCCATCTACTTCTAGGTCTACAACCTTTTTTCCATTAAGAATTGGCATAATTTACTCCTGTTAAGCGTGGGTTACTGTTTGCCCACACCCATAATGTGCCACATAGATTCCTGAATTTACATAGGGGTTTTCCCTAATTTACGCAACTTTTTTCTATGCTAATCTAAAAAGACTTGTCCTATTAGTAAATAGCCCTCTGCCCTCCCTTTCCCTTCTCTTCCCTCTTATGAACATCGAAAAAATTGAACTCCAATGTGCTGAAACCTTGCTTGCTTATGCAGAGACAATGGCTGACGCTTATACCAACCAACCAGAGGACACAGAGGCTACTTTGACCGCTTTAATTGGCAGAACACTAGAACTACACCTGAACCGCAAAATCAACCTGGAGAACCTTTACAAATGACACAAGAATCAGTTATCAGAGCATTACAAAATGGCCCACTTACTTCCTACCAAATAGAGGATTTGACAGGCATACCAAGACTATCTATTGCAGCTTGTTGCACAAAGATGAGCTACAAGAAGAAACTAAAAATTGGAAAAATTAAGTTAGGTCGTTCTTGGGTTTCTCAGTACACGTTAGAACCGCATATGATTGAGGCTGAAAAGGTTGAAGAACCTCGTGATCTGCTAAACCCCTTTGACATCAGAAACGCTAAAGGCATCTTTTCTAAGGCTGAATATGCTTCTATGAACGCACAGGCTGTTCGTTTGTTTGGCAAAAAACCAACAAATGAAATCACAAATAATCAATTTATTTGATACAATGTTTTGAAACACGGCTAGATGGGGCTTGATCTCCCCATCGAAAAGCGAGCCTCTCCGCCTGCCGATTGTTTCTTTCAGTAGAGGACTGAGCTAGGAAAAATCATGCTATTGCAGCCTAAAAATTGGGCCGTCTTTCAACATTACAAAGACAGATGCCCCCCTTGGATAAAACTTCATCGTGACCTGTTAAACGATAGGTCTTATATGCGCTTGCCTATTGCTAGCAAGGCACTAGCACCTATGCTCTGGTTGCTTGCAAGTGAATCAAAAGATGGTGTTTTTGATGGCTCACTAGATGAGCTAGTGTTTCGATTGCATATCACGCCAAAAGAATATCAAGATGGAGTTAAGCCGTTGATTGATAACGACTTTTTCATACTTGTTAGCGGAGTGCTAGCAGAACGCAAGCAAGTTGCTATCCCAGAGACAGAGACAGAGACAGAGACAGAGACAGAGACAGAGACAGAGACAGAGAAGAAAGCAACTAGCGTTGCACCACCTAACGGTGTTTCTGATTCTGTTTGGCAAGAATTCAAAACATTAAGGAAAGCCAAAAGAGCACCGATAACCCAGAGAGCCATTGATGCAATTTCAAGCGAAGCGCAAAAGATTGGTTGGACACTTGAGAAAGCCTTGGAGGAATGTGTTGTTCGTGGTTGGCAAGCATTCAAAGCAGATTGGGTCGTCAAACCAAACCCAGCAGACATTGTGAGGCTCACAGTTCCATCGAAGAATGAGCCTAACCTTGCTTTGTTGAAAATAGAGGAAGACGCAAAAAAAGCCGCACCAATTCCGCTTGAAGTGTTGGCTAGGATGGCTCAAATCAGGGGTAGAGCATGAAAGTGTTGCCAATAAACAACTTTGAAGTTGAGCCTTGGTTGCTTGAAAAACACTATGCCAAGCGTATGCCACAAATAATGTTTGCGTTTGGGCTTTACAACGATGACATTCTGGTTGGCGTAGTGACTTATGGCATTCCTGCTTCGCCATCACTTTGTATGGGAATCTGTGGCAAAGAATATTCAGACAAAGTTTTAGAGCTAAACCGAGTTTGTTTGTTGGACAACCACAAAAACGAAGCATCATTCCTTGTTGCGAACTCAATAAAGTTATTGCCAAAACCAATGATTGTTGTTTCTTATGCTGATACAGGCAAAGGTCATGTAGGTTACGTTTACCAAGCCACCAATTTTCTTTACACAGGACTTTCTGCAAATAGAGTTGATTGGACAATTAAAGGACAAGAACACAAGCATTCAAAAACCATAAGTGATGGCTTGACATTGGAGGAAATAAAAGAACTTCATGGTGATGATTTTTATTACACAGAGCGTTCAAGAAAACATAGATATATCATTTTTCATGGTTCAAAAACTGATAAAAAAGTTTTACGTTCTAAATTGAAATACGAAGTTATGCCATATCCAAAAGGCGACTCTGAGAGATATGACTCTGGAACAACTGTAAAAACTCAACAACTTTTATTTGTATGAACTACTTTGAAGCAATGAAACTTTTGGACAGAGTAAAAGAGGGTGTTCCTTACCCATTACACCTGATAAACAAAGCATTGGAGTTAACTGGTGACTTGGAGTAGAAGAAACATTCAAGGCCCAAGCGATAGAGTAATTCTTGAGCAAGCAGAAGCTAGGGAACTCTATCGGAATTGGGAAGGAAGTAAAAATCGTGACCTCATTCGTGCCAGACTTGAGAGAGCCGAAAGAATTTATGGCATAGGTGCAAGAGATCGCATAAGGGAATATATGAACCGAATCAAAGATGGGACACTTCTATGACTTTCATGGTGACTTTTAAACTAGACGCTGACCCTGTTGGCAAACAAAGAGCAAGATACGCTAGGCGTGGAAACTTTGTCCAGACTTACACTCCTGACAAAACAAGAACCTATGAATCTTTAATCAAAGAAGCCGCAACAGAAGCAATGGGAAGTTCTGAACCATTGGAGACCCCTGTAAATCTGTATCTCTACATTCGAGCGCCAATCCCCAAGTCTTATTCTAAAAAGAAAATAGCAGACTGTTTAAACGGCTTTGAGAAACCAATTAAGAAGCCTGACGCATCAAATGTTCTCAAGAGTGTAGAAGATGCCATGAATGGAGTTGTTTACAAAGATGACACACAGATCGTAAACATCCATGTAACGAAGGTTTATTCAAGTCAATCAGGAATAGATGTGTGTGTAAAAGAATGCCTAGACTAAGGGTTTATCCCTATTCAAAATATTCCACAAAAGGAATAACATTTAATTTTTAACAGGAGTCCAATTATGAATACATGGGAATTTGACACAACAGTAGGTGCGGGTAGCGAGATCGTTACAGTAGTTTATGAATATGAATCAGACGAAGATTCAACCTTTAACGAATCAATTAAAGAAGTGTGGTTTGAGGGAAAAAACGTCATAGGGCTATTTTCTGATGAACAGTTTAAAGAGATGGAGTGTGAGGCGGCAATGCGTTTTCAGCACCATAAACTAAACTACAAGACTGAGGATGTATGAACGAACCCACCAAAGCAATCCAATTTCTGATTGACACTGCGCCTTTGTATGCAAAAGCGAAGGCCGACAGAATGTATTTAGAGGAGTTTCGCAAATCACGCAAGGCTCAATTGGCGAGTCAAGCGGGAACAGAAGTTCTTGGAAAACAGGAAACCTTTGCTTATGCCCATGCCGACTACATCGAAATCTTAGAAGGAATCAGGCAAGCCGTGGAGAGGGAGGAGCGTTTTCGCTGGCTTATGACTGCGGCACAAGCAAGAATTGAGGTGTGGCGCACAGAGCAATACTCTGCCCGTATTGAGCAAAAAGCCACCCAATGAACAACAAACTGAACGCAAAGGAGAGGCTACACCTTGCAAGGGTCAAGTCTTTGCCGTGTTCAGTCTGTGAAGCATCAGCCCCAAGCGAAGCCCACCATTACAAACAAGGGCTTCAATACACTTGCATTGCATTATGTGTAGATTGCCACCGCAATCCCGTGATGGGATGGCATGGGCAAAAACGTGCATGGGCTATCAATAAAATGGATGAAATAGACGCATTGAATGAGACCATTCGCAGATTGTGCGAGGAAATGCCCACCAAAGGCTCTAAAAGCCCTTTCTAGGCGTTTTTAAGGGCTTACCCATGCCAACCTACACAAGGCAATAAAAAACCCTCCGAAGAGGGTCTGAGGATTTAGCGTTTACCGCTAAGTATTCGTAGAACTAGGGCAATGCAAGCGTAAATCATAAAGCGGCTAATGCTTTTCTAGTTTCTTTGATTTGCTCTTGAATAAATGATGCCCAATTTTGCGCTTCAAATTCATCCAGCAGCCAAATTGGTTCAAGCATTAGATCATGAGAACTTTCATTGGCGGCCTCCCAATCACCATGATCGCCTAAGTTATAGATTAATCCGTCATTGTTTAAAGCGAAATAGATCATTTAGTTTGCCTCCAAAATTGGTTCATATTTCCAGTCTGCCCCATCGTGTTCATCTAAAAAAACCCACTCAATCAATTCCTCGCTTTCATAGTCGGGGTTTTCTTCAATGATCTTATTTTGAGCTTCTTCTAATGTTTCCGCTTCAATAAAATATTCATAAGACACGTTTTTAAATATTTGAAAAGTTTTCATAATTGAACCTTAAGTTGTTTAAACGCTCTGCACTTGGCAAAGTCTGATAAATGAAACTCGTGCAATATTTGGTCTGGATTTTTTTCTGACCAATAATAAAACCCTCGTTTAGCTCGTTTCTTGTGCGTGAATTGCAAATGGTCGAGATCACAGATTCGCTCATCAAATGATCTGGGCTTGAAGCCACTAGGAGGTTTTCTCATGTTGGCTCTCCATCTTTATTAACTTGCACATAATGATTGATGATGCGCCCTTGTGGGTATTCTTCTGCGAATCTCGTCATCGCTTCTGCTAATGTTTCTGAGGCAAAATCCCCATATTCTGCGTGCCATTCATCGGC